AAGCTCAAGCCTAATGGCGTGTTCGGATCTAAGTCGGCGGATTTCGAGAATATGGACGTGTCGCGCCCGCTTCGCGATAGCGATGCTGGCGCATTCGCCCTGGTCGGAAAGCGCGTCAACGCGGTAAACCAATTGGTCGCGTTCGGCTCCAAGGGCCTACTGTGCCTCTCAAGCGATGGTATCTATGTCGCGAACGGTGGCAATGGCGGCTATCTGACGTTCGTTAATCCGGTCGTGCGCAAGGAGACGGGGCGTGGCGCTTCGCGCCTCAACCCGCTCGAATTGGATACGGTCATCTTCTATCAGACGGCAGTAGGGAACGAGGTTCGCACGTCCGGCTATTCCTTCGAGATTGACGGCGTGAAGACGACTGACGTTACGATTTTCTCGCCGCATTTCTTCCGGGGCTATGACATTAAGTGGTGGGCCTATGCCGCTATCCCGCGCTCGATCATCTGGGCTGGCCGCTCTGACGGTAAGCTCCTGGCTCTGACCTGGGAGCAGGATCAAGAGGTGTGGGGCTGGACGATGTGTGAGACGGACGGCTTTATTGTGTCCGGCACGGTCATTTCTGAAGGCGGCGAGGATCGTCTTTACCTGATCGTTCAACGCACGGTCGACGGCGAAGACAAGCTGTATATCGAGCGCATGGGGCCGGTGCGCTGGGGCGATGCTACGGTCGTCGGCGATGGCGCTGTCGAGGACTCGATGTACCTCGATTGCTCGCGACGGTATAATTTCGATCCGCCCCAAGCGCTGCTGGAAGGGCTCAATCACCTGGAAGGGTGTACGGTCAACGCGCTGGCCGATGGCTCGGTCGTCACCAATCTTGTCGTGGCTAACGGCGCGGTAACGCTGCCGTTCGAATGCTCCACGGCAGTTATCGGCCTGCCCTATGTGTCGCTGATTGAAACGCTTCCTCTGGCGCTTGAAACGCAACAGGGGACGAACCAAGGGCGGTTGCAGCAAGTGGGCGAAGCCTATGTGCGCTTGCTCAACTCGCGTGGTGTGATGGCCGGTCCTGCCGATGATCTCCTGTACCCGATCCAACCGCGCTTGCTGTCGACGCCAGTGGGCGAAGCTGATCCGGTGCAGACCGGAGATTTCGAGGTTCAAATGTCGCCGGACGTTAATACGGAGTCGGTCATTGTCATTGAGCAGACCAAGCCGCTGCCGATGACGGTAATCGCGGTTATGCTTGACCCGATCATCACTGGGTAGGCGAACAGAAAGCCAGGTTACCTGATAGTTGCGGGTGCGGGATTTGAACCCGCGACCCCCGGATTATGAGTCCGGTGCGCTACCGCTGCGCTAACCCGCGATCGGTGCTATAGGTGCCATCAATGGTGGCAGCAACAGGAACCCGACGCTTGATCGAATACGTCCCGGCAAGCCCAGCCCATATCGGTCGCATCGCGACGGCCATGGGGGAATGGGATAGGATCGAATGCGAGGCCGGCGGCCATAGCCCCAAGGAAGCGCTGCGCTTGTCGCTGCGCTCTTCCTCGCTGGCGTGGACCGCTCTTGTCGATCGCAGGCCGGTCGCGATGTGGGGCGTTTCGGCCGTCAACGTGCTGGAAGGGATCGGAACCCCATGGATGCTGGGGGCCGATGAGGCTCGCAAGCATCCTCGCGCCTTCTATCGCGGGGGCATGATAACCGTTCCGGCCATGCTCCGGTGTTTCCCGCGTCTCGAAAATCATGTAGCGGTAGGTCACAAGGGGGCCATCCGGCTCCTGGGGCGATGGGGCTTTGAAGTCGGTGGCACGGTGATGACCAAAAGAGGTGTCGATTTCATTCCCTTTGTGATGGATGCCAGCCGATGTGCGAACCCGCAACACTGACCCTTATTGCCACCGGCGTAGCTGCGGCCGGGACGATGGTAGGCGGGCTGATGAAGGCTTCGCAGCAACGCTATTCCGCCGCTGTCGCTGATCAGAATGCGCGGCTCGCATCCGCCCAGGCGGCGGATGCGCTACAGCGCGGTCAGCTCGAAGAGCAAAAGTCCTACCAGCGGACCTCTCAGCTTCTCGGGCAACAGCGCGCGGCGATGGCGGCCAATGGCATTGAAGTCGATTTCGGCTCGGCCGCCGACGTGCAGGCCGATACCCTCAATCTCGGACGGCAGGATGCATCGACAATCCGCAAGAACACCGAACGGGAAATGAAGGGCTATGACATTGAAAGCCTGAATTACACGTCACAGGCGAAGGCCGATCGCGCGGCGGCAACGGGTTCGATCGTCTCAGCGGCGTTTCAGACCGCCGGCACGATCCTTGGCGGTGCATCGCAGTTCGGCAAGATGAAGGCGGCGGCGTCCTCTGGCACCAGTTTTGGCGGGTAAGGGAAAATAAATGGCGATCGTTCCACGCAAGGTTGAGGCCGATGTATCGCTAGCGCCCCTCACTGGTGCCCGCTACGCCGCCCCACAGCGCACCGGCGGACTTGACGTGGCAAACTCGGTCGCGCGCTTCGGAGGTGCCCTGGGGGCTTTCGCGGAGGCTCAGGATCAAATCGACGCCTCGCTTGATGCCACTGGCGCGCGGACGCTCGATACCCAGGCGATGGGTCAGCTTAATTCGATCCAAACGGACTTCATGTCCAAGCGCGGATTGCAGGCCGGCATTGCCCGCCCTGATGCGGAAAAAGCTGTCGCCGATGCACGTACGGCGCTCTTGGCAAAGGCGACGACGCCGCGCATGAAAAAGATGGTCGGCACGTTGCTTGATCAGCGCTCCCAGGCGGTGCTGAATGCGATCTCCGCGCATAGCGTCGGACAGCTCCAAATCGCTGGGGATGAATCGCTAAAGGCCCGGTTCGGCATGTCGGCGGAAACCGCGATCTCGGCCACCGATCCCGATGAGAGGGAGAAGAATATCCAGACTGGCTTGGGCGACATTGCACGGCTCGGCGAAAGTCAGGGATGGAGCCCTGAGGTACTGGAAGGCGAAAAGCTCAAATACCGCTCGGGTATCAATCGCGGCGTCATCCGCAACCTGATCGACGCAGACAACGTGACTGGCGCTATCGCCTATCGGGACGCTCACTCCAAAGAGCTTACCGCCGATGACGATGCGATGATCGACGGCATGTTGCGCGACCCTATCCAGACGCGGCAAGCCAATGCCGATCTGACCTCGGGCATGGCGGCGATTTCGGGTGGCGTCGGTGTAGGCGGCAAGCCTGAGCCGGGCGCTGCCGCTGGCGCGAGCCCCGCAACCGGCACGACGACAACGCCGGGACTGACGGCCCCCAAGGTTCCAACCAGCGTCTCTGCTGATGTGATCTTCAACAATGGCCTGATCCCGCAAGAGTCGGGCGGGCGGCCTGGTATCGCCGGGCCGTCAACGCAATACGGCACCGCGCACGGGCTTACCCAGCTTCTCGACGGCACCGGTGCACAGATGGCCAAAAAGCTTGGCGTGCCGTGGCGGCCCGATCTGCTGCGCGGCACCTCGACGGAAGCGATCAACTATCAAAAGCAACTCGGCCGCGCGTATTTCAATCAGGGATTGGACAAATACGACGGCGATGTTCGCAAGGCGCTCATGTACTATCATGGCGGCCCCAATGAGGCGATCTGGGGGCCAAAGACGCACGCCTATGCCGATAAGGTCATGCGCCGCGTCGGGCTCGATCCTGGCACCGGCGGCACGACGAACAGCACTGGCCAGCCTGCGTCCGGCGCTGATCTGGAAAAGCTCGATGGCTATTTCGACGCGGAAGTGTCGGCTGGCCGCATGTCGCCGGAACGCGCCGATCGCGCGAAGAACCTTGCCCGCCAGCGGCTATCGCTGTCGAACGCGGTTCGGTCGCAAAAGGAAAACGACGCAGAGCGCGCGGCGCTCGATACGATCGACAAGCTCCCCGGCCAAAAGCTGACCGATTGGGCGCAAATCCCCGCCGAGATACGCGCTAACCTCTCGCCGGAAACCCGCGTCCGCTACGATCAGATGATTGCCGCGAACCTCAAGAAGGAAGGGCCGCAACCCAATGGGGATGCGGTCGTCAACCTTCATCAGCTCATGTATCTAGATCCTCAAAAGTTTCTCTCCACCGATCTGCGAACCTATCGTTCGCAGATGACGCCCAGCGAATATGACGAGCTGTCGACGCAATGGGCGAAGATGGCGAAGACGCCGCAAGGGCAGTCGGACGGCAGCGCGGTATGGTCGACGCTGGAACGCTACGGCCCCGACCTCGGGATTGACATGGCCCCGCTGCGCAAGGGGGAGAGTGAAGAACAGTTCCGCAATCGCCGGGCGGACGGCATGAAACTGTACAACACTATCCAAGCTCGCTTGCACTACATCACTGGCGGCACGCGGGATGCGACGCCCGATGAGGTGAAGGGCGCTTTCGATTATTCCGTCATGGGAGTGCAGCGCGTCACCAAGGGCACGCTATGGGGCGAGAACACGGAAAATCTCCCGTTCTATCGGACGCAGCAAGGCGACAAGCTGCGTACCGCCATCCCGGATAATGTACGGGCTCGCATCATGTCCGCCTACGGTCAGCGCAACATGAAGCTGACCGAACAGCAAATCATGCAAATCTACCTGAATAACAAGGGAAAGCAGGGATATTGGTAAATGGCGACTGATCCCAATTCCCTCGGCCTGCTGGCGTTCCGCAATGCCTATGACATAAACAATCTTCGTCGCCGCACCGCGATTGCCGATCCGGTCGCGGCCGATGCGGACGAGGCCGCGCGCAACATGGCGGCAGCGGCGATGCTGTCGGCGAACAAGAACCCTGACGAGGCGGCCAAGTCAAACGCCCTGGCGCTGCTGACCGGCCTGCCGCCGGCCACGGTCGATGACAATATGTCGGAAGTCGAGCGGCA